CAATAATTGCCCTCTATTATTATAACGGTGGCTATATTGTAGATGAGATCGCTTACAGGGTTGGAATGGATAATCCTGCGATTGCAGATGTTTTAATCAATCAACCCCGAGCGCTAGTTGTCGCAGATTCCGCAGAACCCAAGAGCATTGACGAGATCGCGGCCTATGGATTGACAGTAGCCGGGGCGTTGAAAGGCGCCGATTCCGTGCGCTACAATATCGCAGTCGTACAGGAACAGAGGATGTCGGTTACTAAAAGATCCGTTCACGTCATAAAAGAATATCGAAACTTCTTGTGGAAAGTGGACCGCGACGGCAAAATACTCAATGAGCCGGAAATAGAGTTTAAACATTCCATGGACGCCATAGCCTACTCGATTGTCAGTATCGCCCCGATAAAAAAGAAAATTGAATACAATAAAATCTTAGACAAAAAAGATAAATTACAGACCTTGCGACAGTTTGATCACTACGCTAAAAGAGGAGTTGTGCCGCGGCACTTGTAACGGTTTTATGAGTTGTTATAATTAAAGTATCATTAATCTGGCGGGGAGGAAAAAGCCGGGGGTCTGATATGGTTTCTCTCTCGGCCAGATTAATGATAACATCGTACTGCCTCCCCGACCCTGATGGCAGAAACGATTAACCCCACAACTGGCCTGCCGCCAGTCACAGCAGTAACGTACGTTCCAACAGAGAAAGACTTGGACGCGCGTGTTTTAGTTGTAAATGAGTACTTAAAGGGAAGAATTAACTCCGACAAATCTTATAATCAGTTCAATGGCCGCACACTCTACGATTTCATAGATGACGGTACGAAACGCTGGAACGGCTACATCTCCGAAGCCAGCCCGCTTATAGACACTGATCAGTCACGCATTTTCATAAACTATACTCGCAACCAGATCATTTCGTACCTGGTAAAAGTAGCAATGACTCGGGTAGAAGCAAAGATTAAGGCCGTAAATAAAAAGACCGGGGCGATTGATCAGAAGTTTGCCGATGCCCTAAGGGATTTAAACCGCTACAGCTTGGACGCAGAGAACGGAGACGCCCGCTACATGGAGATTGGCTTGGAAACGGCTACCAAGGGCACCTGCATCGTCTACGAGGGTTACAGGCGCGAGACTCAAGAGGTTGACGTGCCGCAGAGCTACGATCCTGAAACCGGGAAGATTGTCACTAAAAAGGAAACGCGGTTAATTTTCGATAATTGCTTCCAGCAGGTCATACCTTTGGAAGACTTTTACATTGCTAACCCCTATGAGCCGGACATTCAAAAGCAGCCCTTCGTGTGCTGGAGACAGATCACAACGTATCTTGAGGCCAAACGAGATTGGGGCAAGTACTCAAACTGGGATTACGTCAAGGCAGGCTCCTATACTCTTATGGGGGATCCCACGACTTTCTACCGCAATAAGGTTTACACAGACCTATCGTTGGACCAGGTGGAGGTCGTGCGATACTACTCAAGGAAAAACAACAAGTTCATCTCCATGGTTAACGGCGTAATCATGTACAACGGGGCGATTCCGTTCCGCGATGGCAAATACCCGTTTGCCAAGTACATCTTTGAGCCGTTTGAAAACGCATTCTTCTGGGGTTCTCATTTCCCTAACAAGACCCAAGGGCTGCAGGACGAGATCAACACCCAGATCAACATGATGAATGACAAGCAAGCGGCTTCTTTGTTGCCGTTTGGTTTGAGTTCAGACGTCGACGATTTGATCGAGGATGACGTGATGCAGCCTAACAAAATACGTAAGGTGGGCGACATTAGTAAATGGCGCTTTGAGTCGTTGCCTGGAGTGTCGTCTGGAGAAATTTCGATGTTTCAAACTATCATGAACCTCGCCGAGATGAGCACGGGAGATGTTCAAGGGGCCGGCAATGCTTCAACCCCGCGGGGCGGCAAACTACCCGTCCGGCAGGTGATGATGAAACAGCAAGAGGCCATGCAAAAACTGACGTTCTCCATGAATTACATGGAGGATGGCGAGCGCGACCGTACGGACTTAAGGTTAGGGCATATTTTACAATTCTATTCGGTTTACAAAGTACAAAAGATTACCGGCAAGAAAGACGAGGATTTAAAACAGATGATGAGCCGCGACATTCGCATTGACAACATCAAGCTCCCCGATGGGCGCAACGGCACCAAACTTATTCGTTTAATAGACGGCTCTCAGCTTGCCAAGCCTGGGGCCAAGCAGGAATTACAGGATCAACTAAGCGTGGAGGAGGCCAAGGGCGATATTACGGGCCAGCCGACCTATGCGATCGCGATGCCAGTGGACGCTTTCTATGATTACAATTTCGAGGTCCAAGTGGTAAAGAATAGCTCCTACGAGCGCAATGAAGTTCTAGACCAAGCAGTGCGTCATGAATATGCCAACTGGCGGCTAGGTCTTCTACAATTCGGCGTTGATGTTGATAAGCAAGAGTTGGTGGATTGGGTTGATGAGTCGTACGACATTGACTCGGACAGGTTTAAGCCCAAGGCGCCGCCGCCCGGACAGCAGCAGCCCGGAATGCCTGGCCAGCAACCAGGTGGTTCGGCAGGCCAGCAGCAGTTGATGCAAGGACAGATGCCGCAAGCAGCAGAGACGCAAGGTCCCGCCAAACAGATGGCGCCGGCTAAAGTCCCAGCAATGGGAAGCATGATGTAAAAGTGATTAAATAAAATGGAAGACACAGAAAAAATTAAAGATCTGAACAGTGTAATGCAGGAATTATTGGGCATGGAGCCTCTGACCGAGATTAGGGACGGAGGATTGCGCAACACTCCGGCCATGAATTACGGATTGGCCCAGGTCTACGCCAACGAGGGATTCCGCGCTTACATGCAGGAGGCCATCAACCGACAGCTTCGCGCGTCGCTTACCGTAACCACACTGGTCGACCTGGCGATGCACAAAGCCAGAGTCGTTACCTTAAAGGAATTATTGCGTGACGGAAAGCAAGCGTTCGACGAACTACAAAAAATTCAACAATTAAAAAAATGATATGCCACTAAAAACGGGGAAATCCCAAAAAACAGTGAGTTCAAACATCAGTGAATTGCATAAAGGCAAGACCTTTGCCGAGACCAGCAAGAAATTTGGTAAAAATAAGGCCAACAAACAATCAATTGCAATCGCGTTAAGCGAAGCAAAGCCAAAGTCGACAAGTAAATTTGAAAAAGCTCGTAAGTCATATTACGGCTTAAAGTAATGGAAAAGATAAAAAAGAAAGAATTTCGTAGCTTTGATCTTATGGATAAGATAGTGCCAAAGGATGCTAACGCTGCTCTTCAAGGCATTGAAATGGGTACCGCTATAAGAGGCTATGAGAGGGGGCTTAAGAAGCCTGTAGGAAGCTATAAAAAGGGTGGTAAGATTAAGAAAACGGGGCTCGCTAAGGTTCATAAAGGCGAGCGCGTCCTGAATAAAAAACAAGCCAGCAAATTCGAAAAGGCCAAGAAAAAACACTTCGGTATCAAAAAATATGGCGCTAATTAAAAAATCAAAGAGCAAAGCAAAAGCCAAAGTTCATCCTGACGCGAGCCAGAAACAAAAGTCGAAACATTCGGCACTTAACAAATTAGACAAAGCCAAGCACGAGCACTTTGGCTACTAAAAGCATGGCAGCAAAAATGAAAAAGTCGGGCAAGGTAAAACTTCCCAAGAAAGCAGGCCACAAAATGGCAAACAAGAAAGCGAAATTAGAAGACAACGGCAAAATGTAGTTTTAAGTCAGAGCTTCCGAGGAGTGCTTATGGGCATTGCTCGGAGGCTCTGAACTAGACCTCCATAGCACAAGAGATCCCGTACGGTATCCGGGTAATAGTATATCGTTAACATAAATCTTTATGGCTACAGAACTTGATAAGGTCTTAAACGAGGAAAAGGAGAAAGAAACTCCAGCGGCCCCGGCACCTGAAACGCAGGAATCGCAAAAAACTAACGAGGAAGTAAAAGAGGAAGAACGCTTGGCCAATCTTAAAAAAGCGATCACCGAGGCTGAAGGAGAACTTACGGCGATTCGAAAGGCGAAAAAAACGGAGAAATCCGTACCTACGCCCGAAGAGGAGGACGATCTGCCCAACATCGAACAGACGATTGAGCAGGACCCTACCGCGAAAGCCTTTGACAGGCGCCAGGATCGCAAGATCCAGCCCTTAAAAGACGAGATGGAACAGGCGAAATCCGAAGTTCGGGGTTTCGCTCTACGCCAATTCCTAGACGCTAACCCGTCGCTCGCCCGAGACTCCAATAAAGTCAAGGAAATGATGCAGTATTACGAAAGGATTCGTACCTGCACCGAGCGCACCGCGGAGGGAGTGCTATTAGACCTTCGCAAGGCAGCGGCTGTGGTATTTCACGAAGACATCCTCAACGCGGCAAGAAATCAGAGAGAGGTGACGGCGCAAGCCGAGCAAGCTTTCTCCGAGCCTGCCGTAAGCAGCGGCACTACAGGGTATCGTACCCCAACCGATCGTTCCAAGAGGCCATTGTCCGCGGAAGAACGCGCCATGTTACAAAAATGGAACGTTCCCGAGGATGAATGGCAGGATGATTACAAGAAGTACAACCCAAAATAGCCAGGTCGTTGTGCCGTCTAAGCAACAGTTAGTACAACAACACAATGGCTACTTATTATGGAGCACAGTTAGCAAGTTCTCCAGTCAACGGAGCCAACTTCGACGGGGGTCAAGTTATCGGCAAGAACTCAGAAGTTTTTACCGCTAACGACCTCTGCACGATCGACGCCTCTAATGGTTTGAAAGTTGCCGGGGCTACGGATGCGATTTATGGAATGGTCCAGAAAACGCAAACGATGACCGGTACCAATCAGACCGTGGCGAAAGTGAAGCCAGTCTGCCTAGTTCCTGACTTGGACTACGAGTTCTTGATGGGATGCAATGCAGTTCTGACTCCGCTTACGAGCGTCGGTGCCTTCTACAAGTTGACCGGAACCACCGGAGCACAACAAGTAGATGTCACCAGTGGTGTGCAAACTACTACCAGTCGGGTAGTTGAATGCACCGCAGTTGACCCGTTTGGGACAGGAGATTACTACACTGGAAAGTTTCGCATTGTGAAGAGGTACAACTTGATGAACTATTAAACTTAGATGACAATTCAACAGTTATTTGACCTTGCAGACCCTCGCATTAGAAAAATATGGGACCAAAAGGACACCCAGCTTTCAAAGCGCTTGGAATACAAGGAACTCGGCTTGACCGATTATGACGCTGAAATCTTGGACTCTAAGTTCGAGAATTTCACAGGTCTTGGCCTCGCACAAGCGACAGGTGAAAAGCAGCCGTACTACAGGGAGGATATACAGCAAGCGTCTCAAGTGACGATCACCCCGATCAAGTTTACCTTGGCGGATGATATCACCGACGTTATGCTGCGGTTCAACCTTTGGCCCAAGATCAACAACATCGTAGGTGCTATCGCGAATGGCGTGAATGCCCGCATCAACACCGACGTTGCCAAGATCCACTACCTGGGGTTCGGTACGACTTTCTTTCAAGGTGGCGATGGCGTAGCCCTTTATTCAGCAAGTCATTTGATGAATGACGGGACTTACCAATCAAACACTTTGGGGACCCTTCCTTTGTCTTATGACAACCTGAAAACTGCGTGTCAGAAACTGGATCGATTCTACGATGATAAAGGCATCCAACTGCTTCCTTGTCAAAAGCTGCGGCTTATAGTCGCACGCGAGAACAAGGAGCGGGCGGAGGAGGTTCTGCGGTCTATTGGAAACCCCGATAACGCGAACCGTGTGTCCAACGTTTTCAATAACGGAGCCGGATACATTGACCTTCATGTCGCAAACTGGATCCCGACGGCATACAGCAAGTACTGGTTTGTTATTGACATGGAAAGAGCGGCTTACATGGCGTACAACGTTTGGGGTTGGAGACCCAAGTTTGATGACGACAAGATCATCAACAATGGCTCCAAGCTCTACACGGGTTCAACCATGTTCCGGCCTGGTTTCCAGTCGTGGCAATGGGCCTTAGGCTCAGCGGCGACAACCTAATCCAAAATAAAATTGGCGTTCTGGGGCATCGTAAGCCCTGCAACTAATCCTTGGTCCATGTCGCA